ATATCTATTTCATGAAAAGAACTATAATGATTATCGACTATATCACCAATAAAAACTACTTCATTACAGTTCCAAGTTTCATATTGTTCAATACAAAAATCTAAATAACCATCTAAACAAAAAGGTTCATGAAGGTCTCCGATAACTAGAACATTTCTAGCTTCGGATTCCCTCATTCTTTTTAATACCACTATTTCATGTGGCTTTAATCTGTATCTATTATTTCTTTGCACTATCAGCTATACCTTGACCTATTACAAGTGCGATTATAGAATACAATATAGATTGTGTTTCTTGTGGATCAAGTCCAAATGATTCATGCAATAGTTGTACAATAATACCTGCTATTGTGTACCATGCTTTTTTTGATTTTAAAATTTTACCGATTAGAAAGTTTTTTAATAATTCGTTCATTTTATTTAATTTAGTTAATATTCAAATTTATTTAATTATAAAGCCAAATAACATCTTGATCTTTATCTTTATCAACATCACAATGTATAAAAGTCTTAGCTATACCGATTCTATTAATACCTACATCTAATAATGATTTTACTATTAATGCTCTATCTCTACTACCAATAGCTTGTATATCTGCTGCTAAACCTTTTATGTGTGATGAACCAATACGTCCACCAACTTTTTCATTCCATTTATTTGTTCTATAACCACTATTTATTTTAAATGGTACACCAGCATTACCACGTGCATAATCAAGTTTTTCAATAAACTTTTTATCCATTTTATTACCTGATCCTATCACATCAGGACTATCAAATTCTTTAATAGAAAAATATTTAAAGTCCAAATTATATGTGGTAAATTCTTGACACTTTAACACCTTTAACTTCATGTACAAATTCTTTACAAACTTTAACAACTTGTTCATCTTTCTTTTTGTATTTAGGGTTTTTGCTATTTAGCTTGTTTTTTTTCGCCATACTTTACAAATTTATATATACTAAATGCTATTGCTAAAGTCAATGATATTAGTGTTAATATTTCGTTTACCTCAACTAAACTAATACCTATTGCAGTACCATTAGCTAGCGTTACTTGTGCGGTGTCTTGTATTTCTTTCATTCTTCTTTTTATTATCCTTACTCTTTATGTAAGTTTTAAGTTTTATTTTATTTACTTCTTTTACTTTATAATACTTTTTCATTATGTTAGATCAGATGTTAAAAAATTTCTAAGTGTTAATTTAGTTCCTTTTTGTATTGGTCTTTCTAAATTCATTCCTGCATAATAAGCATTTTTATCAGGACTTATATCTTCACCACTATTTGTACTGTATTCAGGAAAACTAGATATATTATTTCTAAGGTGTTCTATTAACCTTTCAGTATAGTATTCTGCGGTGTTTCTAACTTCCTCTCTAAGGTGTTGCGATTCTTCTGTACTCAACGATGTACCAGTTTCTGATGTCTTACTATAGATGTTACCATTTTCGACCTTAAAACGTAAAAACGGTATAGCATGATAAAATGCCCAATTAGGTAACATATCACCTATATATTCATCTACAAGTGTTTTATATACGCCTGTTAGTGTACCAGCAGTAATATCTGCTTCTAGTTTCTTATATAAATCAGTACCAAGTTTTGGTTCTACATATAACTTTTGTGCCTGTCTAACATAAGGTAAAAGTAAATCTACATCTACATTCATATTAATTGCAGTTGATTCTTTAAGCTTATTTTCTGATATAAATAATACGTATGCCATAATTATCTCTTTTTAATAAATCCTTTATTCTTCATTCTTTTTGGTGGCTTTGCAACTTTTACATTGTTCTTCTTTGCAGTAAACCCTTCACTTCTTGCTTTAGTATAACCTATTATATCTGCATCTTCTATTTTAGTTGTTTTAGATACACCTAATGTAGTTTTATATATTTGTCTTAGCCAAAAATGATGGCAATTACCACCGCCTTTGTAAAATTTGTGTTTTTTTGCATCACAACATTCAACTTGATCTGCTAACCATATTGAATAAGTATCTGCACCACCTTTACCCCAACCTGGATTGACTGCTATTTTATCTAATCTAACTATATCTTCTTTACGATATAATTTATTTGCACCCATCATTTGTCTGCAAAAAGGTCTTTGTTTTCCTGATTTTCTAGTTAAAAATTCATCTTCTGCATATACATAACGTACTCTATAATAATCGTATGTTTTTTTAGATATACCATCTTGTTCTGATTTTCTACTTGGTATTGCTCTACCTGTACTTGCTAATTGTATTTTTTCATCTACTAAATCATTTAGCATATTTTCAAAATCAAATTCAATATGTTCATCACCTACTTTTTCTTCATGTATTAATTCACAATCTTCAGCTATATCTTCACCAAATTCTTCTATAAATTTTGTTAATTCTAAATTTTCTTTTTCTGCTTTTATAGGTACACAATTAGGTACTTCTCTACCATCTTTAATTTTAGTACCTATTGCTTCATATCCTGGTTGACATGGATTAGGTGTAATAAATTCTTCTTTGCAATTACAATCTAAATTAGTTATTTGTTCATGATCTTTACAAGGCATATAAACTGTTTTACCATCTAATGTGTGTTCATGATAACCTTTGCAACCTAATCTTTCAGCTTCTGCTTCTGCTTCTTCTATTGTATCAAATAAAGGTAAATCTATTTCACCATCTTTACCTTCTGTAACCATGCTACCTACTTTTGCAAAATCTTCTCTAACATTTACTTCTTCATTTAATGGTGGTAAACCCATTTCTTCTCTTAGTTCATCTTCTGTTAAAATACCCTTCAAATCTTCTGATGTAAATTGTACTGTAATTGGTTTTAATTGTACAAAGCTAATAGGCATATCCATATTATTAACTCTAAACAATTTTCTTAGTACCTTAATTATTTGTTGTTGGTAGGGTTTACATACTGTATTTAAAAAATAATTTGCAGCACTATTAAGTTCATCTACATTACTACCTAAACCTGTATCGTTCTTAATACCCATTAGCATTGGCGATGTAACACGATGTGCAGTTAGTATGTTTTGAACTAATAACTCTTGTAAAGCTAAATATTGCTTATCTGCGTTACTTACTGCAATAGGTGTAATTTCAGGTACTCTATTTCTATCTTCACTAAACGTTAGTACAAATCTACCTGAACTTTCACTACCTGTAAATTTTTCTTTTAAACTATTCTCTATTTGAAAACGTTCTTCTTGTGTAGGTACACCATTCGCAAAAGATATAAAATAAGAACCACTAAACCCATTAGATATATTATTAAGATGATATTCTGATACTTTTTGATCTATTAAACTCCAATTATTACCTGCTAAATAATCAGGTGTAAAATAACTATTCATATTAGGTGAATAAAGACCTGTATAAAGTATTTGGTTTGCTGATGTTCTATCATTTACATTAAATGCTGGTACTCTATAAGGTTTGTTTATTCTTGTATTACTCCAATCTGCACTTACATAATATGCACATACTTTACCAAAAGCATCAGGTCTTTCAACTCTAATTTTTTCTACAGGTATATGATATATTTCAGCTATTTGTGTTCTATCTTTACTCCATATAATATTTAAAGCAAATGCACCTTGTAATTTAAAGTCAAAAGATACTTTTTTAACTAACTCATGTAAAGTTTCATTAGAATTAGGATTAGCCATAAATTGCTTTAGCTTAACCATAGCATCTAAATTACGTTCATCTTCATCATCTATTACTATTTCTTCACCTGCAATTAGTTCACTTGTAGCATTTATTATAGCTGCATTAGTAGAACTGTTGTAATATAAATCAATTAAAAATTGTGGATATAAATTCCTCCAATTTTCAGTACCATATTCTATATAATCTTTACCACGTACTTCTTGTACTTGTGGTGCAGTTTGTGCTGATAAATCAATATTAATAATTTCTTTCATAATTAATCTTCTTGTGTCCAATCAGGACTGTTTAGTATTTCCATTATACCATCATAATCATATAATGTTTTACCTTCTAAAAAAATTGGTGTATCACCTTCAAATTTAAGCAAAAATTCTGTCTTTGCGTTGTTATACCTAATAGTGTTTAGTGATGTTTCTAATATTTCATTAAAATTTACACTATCTAATTCTTCTGTATTTAATATTGTATAATTCATATTTTAAACTATTGGTACTTGACTACTCCAAGTAGGTGTATTTACTAAATTTGCGTTATTATTTCTACTACCACCATCAAAACCTATTGTTCCACTACCTTCATCTAGCTTATAATATGCTGCTAAATTACTCAAATTAGTTAGATCTATTGGTTCTCTACCTGCTATCCATACTTCACTTATAGCTTTTACAGTTGTAAATAAACCTATATGTGCTACTTTACCATTTAGATAATTACCACCTAATGTGTTTTGCCCTATCATTGAATTAGCAAAAGTACCACTAAAAGTACCACTAAAATTAACTGTATCTACTAATATACCATCAACATATAAATTTATTTGTGATGTAGTCCAAGTTGCTAGTATATGATGAAATTGACCATCACCCTCAAAATCTACAGTATGTGAAGCTAATTTAGTTTGTCCACCTATTCTATATGCAAACCTTAATTGTGTTAAACTGTTATTGTAGTGTATATTAACATAATTACTACTATTTACTCTTGCTTGCCATATTGTACCATTACCACCTGTATTGTCAAGTGTAAACCAAACACTACATGATCCTGCTTGTCCATTAATTAGTGTTTTACTTGTAGCTAAATCAATATATTCATCTGTACCATCTAAATCAACAGAATATATATTATATCCTGTTAATGTTGTATTTAAACTATTTCCTAATTTTAGTGATAACATATCTTATGTAGTAGGTCCTTCATGATAACCTATACCAATACCTGATGTTAAAGTTATAGCGGTTATATTCATAAATAAAGTTGTACCTGCTGGTAAAGTTGTTATTAATGCACTTTCACCTGTTGCATCTGCTACTGTAATTGCTGATACTACTGATGTTACAGGAAAGTAAACTGCATAAAAATCTTTACTTGTTTGTGCAGCAGTAGTAAATATTTCTGTACTACCATTTTTACCTAATTGTTCTGTTAATAATTGTTGTACGTTTTCTATCATTTTTTTATTTTTTTATTGTCCATAATATATATAATTTGTTCCTGCTGGTTCTTCATGTTCTTTATATGTTACTTCTTTTAGTGTAGTATCTTTTTGTGATATATACATTTTACCTTCTGTTACTTGTCCTTGTAATACATAAAATTGTGGATTAGTTGTTACAGAAGATGCACCATATATAGCTGAAATAAAAGCATTACCTGTTTGTAGTGCTACACCACCTGTACTGTTTAAAGGGTTGTTAGAAGCTAATAAAATAGCTAAACCATAGTAATCTGAAGGATTTTTTAAAGGTCTAATATTTAATGTCGTTCCAACTACTGAACCACCACCAGCCGTTCCATTTTCTTGATCGTATTGTTTACACTCAATTAAATTTGCTGCTAATGTAGGATTACCAATTTGCGGAAATGAATGTGATGTAGTTTGTGGTACTGATGTAATATTAGTAATTTGTGTTTGTGCTGCACTACCTACTGAAAAACTATAAGAATGACCTACAGGCATTTTAGATACAATATCAAATGTAATACCTGTTGATGTTTGTACTACATTTGTAATTTCTACAAATCTTGTATCATTAGATTGTGCAGTATCTGTACCTAATATAAATCCACCATCAAAAATAACATCATTACAAGTATTTATAATATCTAAATTATATGTGCCTGCTGATAAAGTTGTTAATTCTTCTGTATAAACATCATTTTTACCTGTTAATTCTCTTATAATTTTTTCTACACCTAATGGATTATCAAATTTAACTTTGCCTAAAATACCTGCACTTGTAGGTGGTAATGTATTACAATTATAAGATACACTACCTGCTGAATATTGTGTTGTAAGTTCAAATACGTTATAATCATAATATCCAACAGGTAAAGCTATAAATTGTCCTAAAAACATATCAGGACTTGTATTTTTAGGTGTTAATGTACCTGTTGTATATCTATCATCTACATTTATCTTTAATAGATAAGTATATACTACACTACCTGACATATCATTAGTTATTTCAAATAGTAAAGCTACTTGTGTACTTGCTACACTTGTATCTATTCTATTATCTTCTGTTGATATATATACACTTTGTTCTGTATTCGGTGTAGTGTAATCTAATTGTATCATATTATAATATAGAAAATTATAAAATTTATTTGTATTCTAAAAAAAAAGGTGGTATAAAACCACCTTAATTAAGAAAATATATAAAAACACTAATGTTAGAGTTTATGATATTACTATACTGTTTATTGTAAATGCAGTATTATCAAATGGTGTAGTAGTATAATCTGCAACTACTGACATAGGCTCTTCTTCCATACCATCAAAAGTCCATGAATAACCATTATGATCACCAAATGCTGCACCACTTAAATTAGTACCTGAATTTAAACGCATTCCATTTCTTACTCCCATACAAACTATTACATTTTTACCTGTTGCATTTAATTCATTTAATTCTGCAAATACAACTAATTTACTTAATGCTAATAGTCTTACTTGGTTTTGATCAGCAGTAGATAAATGATTTAATTTAATAGTAATTTGTGGTGTGTAGTGTATAGTACCATTTTCAGTTGAACCTACAATAGTTTCTGTTAGACTACTTTCACCTCTAGGTAATGTATATCTATACAAATCATTACCACCCATTTCAATATCTGTAACTGCACCTGATGCTATTACTATTCCTGTACCTAATATTTCACCTGTTGTAGCATTTGCATTAAAATCATCATAAACCCCAAAATAAACATTCTTAATACCACCTGCGATTCTATCACATTGTAGTTCTCTACCTTTTGTTAAACTTGTACAAGCCATATTTATTTATTTTAAAGTTAAGGTAGAGGTTTTTACACCCCTACCATATTATTGTTTATTATGATTGTCTTACAATATCTGCACCTACTCCTGTTTGTACACCTGCTGAATATCTTGCTACCAATCTCATGTTATCTGAACCATCTAGATTAGCCATATCCATTAATGTAATTCTTGTGTGGTCTGATACTAAATCAGTTCCAAAGAATAGGTTAGATTTTCTACCAGCTACTACTTCATTGTCAGCCATTCCTGGGCATACTGCAATTTTATAACCTTCAAATACAGGATCATAATCACCATTCATGTTGTAAGCATTAACATATCCTAATGTAGATACTGCTGATACATAGAATGCGTAAGTTTTAGCATTCATATAAATATATAAATCATCTTTCCTTAAAATTGGTGATATATTAGCTGCCATATCAGCAGTTAATGTTTGTAAGTTTGCAATAATGTTTGCAGCAGTATAAGCACCTGATGCACTTGATTGTATAACTGTTGCATCAACACCTGGTAATAAAAGTCCTGTTACTGCACCTAAGAAACCATTAAATTTCCCTGCTACTGCAGTTCCTTCCCAAATTGATTCTTCTGTTGCATCTGCAATAATTTCTCCCATGTAAGAAATTACATAATCTTCAAAAGATGGTGGTGGTGGTGCTCCTGCGCCTGCTCTCATTTGTAGAGCTTCCCATGAATCTAATAAAGTTTTCTTACAAAGGTCTAAGTTAATTTGTAAGTTTTTAGGTTCTAATACTTTTTCAGTAAGTGCTAATGTACCTGCATTGTTGAACTCACAAGTTGCATCTGCAACTACTCCTGAACCTGCCATTCTTTGAATATTAGATTTAAATTTAACATTCTCAATGATTGTTAAAAAATCTAATGATGTTGCTTCCTTAAGGGCTGCAGAAATATAAAATCCTGCATTTTTCCCCGAGAAATTGCTAGTCGTTGTAAAAGCCATTTTTTAATTTTTTTTAATTATTATTTATTTAAGTTGTATAAAAATCTTTCTTGTTTAGAAAGTTTGTTATATTGTTTAGTTGTTAGTACAGGTCTATCTGCACTAAATTTATTTGTATTAACAGGTGCATCTGCTGGACTTTCTGCTAATTCAGTTTTAAGTTTTTCGTTTTCTTCTTTTAACTTTTTAATTTCATCTTCTGTTGAAAACTCAACTACTTC